AGTTTCTCAATCCACTTGTGTTTGCTCAATACCTACACAATACGCATTCATTGAGTAACTTACTTAATAAATCGAATATAGATAATTCTGCTTACTTCGAAGGAAGATACATGGACATACATGAAGATGATATGATTATCTTTCCAACGTATCTTAAGCACATGGTGACAAAAGGAATTAAGCGTGAATCGGATAAGCCTAGGATTCTAGGTGTAGCAAACATAGATCTTAAAATTGGAGAATAGTAATGAGATTACAGTTGTTAGAAGCAGCAAGAAAACAAGCAGAAGGCGTAGTCGCCGTCCATAAAACAAACGTTGAAGTATACCTTGCAAATCCAGCAGGTATTGGCGAGCATAGCGACGTGACCGAAGCAATCATTGAAGAGCTAGATAAGTTGGCGGCCGCTGACGATAGACTTGAAATGATTTCAAAATATTTTGAGTGAGAAAACACTTTTTCACCCATTTTGTTGTTTACAAAATCAGCGAAATGATATATAATAGTTCTATAATAAAATCAAATCCAAAGGAGAGTTAGATGGCAACAGCACATGTTGACACCCGGCAGTTTTTGTCCGAGACCAAATTTTACGAAGGCTACTCTCGATATATCGATGATGAAAAGCGATACGAGACGTGGGACGAAGCTGTAGATCGTGTAATCGACATGCACGCTGCAAACTATAAAGAAAAAGGTAATGAGTTAGCTCCTTTCCTTGATGAAGCCAAACTAGCTTATAAAGAACAACGAGTACTCGCCGCTCAGCGGTCATTACAATTTGGTGGTGATCAGTTACTCAAGCACCAGATGCGGATGTATAATTGCACGTCATCATATGCAGACCGGCCTGAGTTCTTCGGCGAAGTCTTTTATATCCTCCTTTGTGGTGCCGGAGCTGGTTTCTCAGTACAGACACATCACATCGCACGATTACCACAAGTACAAGCCCGCACAAAACAAGCCAAAGGATTTGTTGTTGAGGACTCTATTGAAGGATGGGCTTCGGCACTAGACGTGTTGATGGCATCTTATTTTGTTGGTGGTGGTAAGTACCCTGAGTTTGAGGGTCGTAGAGTATTCTTTGATCTTACACAGATTCGTCCAAAGGGTGCTAAGATCTCTGGTGGATTTAAAGCACCGGGTCCTGAAGGCTTACGTAAGTCTCTTGACAAGATTGAGCACTTACTTCAGACCAAAGTAATTGATTCCAAAGAACCACTTGATCTTTCGCCTATCAACGTTTATGATATTACCATGCATGCAGCTGATGCTGTATTATCTGGTGGTGTACGTCGTTCAGCTACTATTTGTTTGTTCTCACCAACTGATGAAGAAATGATGACAGCTAAAACCGGTAACTGGTTTGTTGATAATCCACAGCGTGGCCGTTCAAATAACTCAGCGGTTATTGTACGTGATGAAGCAAAGAAAGAAGAATTTGCTAAACTCATGGAGTCCGTCAAGTCATTCGGCGAACCCGGTTTTGTGTTTGTAGAGTCTACCGAGCATACCACGAATCCATGCGTTGAGATCGGTATGTATCCGCAGATTGATGGCGAGTCTGGTTGGCAAGGTTGTAACCTTACCGAAATTAATGGTGGCATGTGTAAGACAGAAGAAGACTTCTATAAAGCATGCCGTGCTGGTGCTATCCTTGGCACAGTACAAGCAGGCTATACAGACTTTAAATTCTTAGGTCCAACTTCAAAGAAGATCTTTGATCGTGAAGCGCTACTTGGTGTGTCCATTACTGGATGGATGAACCAGCCTGACATTCTTTTCAATCCTAAGATTCTAGAAAAAGGAGCTAAAATTGTCAAAGAAGTTAACAAAGAAGTTGCGGCCATTATTGGGATTAACCCTGCCGCTCGTACTACTTGCGTCAAGCCTTCGGGTAATGCTTCGGTCTTGCTCCAAACAGCGTCAGGAATCCACGCCGAACACTCGCCAACGTATATCCGAAATGTTCAAATGAATAAAGAGTCTGAGATTACTCAGGCAATTATCAAGTCAAATCCGTACATGGTTGAAGAATCAGTATGGTCTGCATCAGGTACTGACGTGGTTGTATCGTTTCCGATCATTCCACATAAAGGTTCTATGATGAAAGATGAGCTACTTGGTGTTACTCATTTGGATAAAGTAAAGCTGGCTCAAAAGCACTGGGTTGTTGCTGGTACCAATGAAGAACTTTGTGCAGATAAAGGTATCCGCCATAACGTATCAAATACTATTCTGGTTGATAACTGGGCTGAAGTTGAGCAATACGTATTTAAGAACCGGCATTCATTCTCTGGCATTTCATTTTTGTCGTTGAGTGGCGATAAAGATTACAATCAAGCGCCAAACACCGCAGTGATTAACGCCAAGCAAATGGTAAAGGAATATGACGAGGCTGCAATCTTTGCATCAGGTCTTGTTGTTGACGCCTTAAAAGCATATCCAAACTTATGGGATGCTTGTTCTACGGCTCAAGGCTACGGCATGGATATTTCTCTAGAATGTGCTGAGAACGCAGCACGTGCTGATTGGAATAGACGGTTCGAGAATTTTGCAAATAACTATTTAAAAAGAGATGTCAAGCGTGCAGAACACTGTTTGAAGGATGCTTATTTACTACACAAGTGGAATAAGATCCAAGCTAACCTGAAACCTATTGAGTGGAATACAGGCTTGACTGAAAAGAAGTATACCGACGTGGACACCATTGCAGCTGCAAGTTGTGCCGGCGGTGCATGTGAAATTGACTTCTAGCGTTGAGTCGCCATGCATTAATGTTTGTACTCTATCCGATAACGTCTGTTTAGGATGTTATCGGACTGGTGACGAAATCGTAGAGTGGCTACATGCCACTGACGATCGTAAACTAGAAATCCTAGAAAGGATCGCCAATGAATGAGTATTTACTAGAATGTTACGAATGTGAAGATGAAATGATTGTTGAGTGTAACGTTGATATCCCAGCATATTGTCCTCTCTGTGGAGGAGATGATATCAAAGTAGCACGTGGAGAGATTGCACTGGAGTGGGACGAAGATGACTAATATATATCTACATGTGGATATACAATGATGAAGAATATGTCGATACTCCCGAGGAATACCAGGGATTTGTCTATGTCATCACAGAACTGGATACAGGTAAGAAATATATCGGTAAAAAGAACTTCTGGAGGCCTAAGACATTACCAAAGAATTCTAAAAGAAATAGACGCGTTAGAACGAGGGTACCCTCTGATTGGCACATCTATTTTGGATCCAATAAACAGGTCCAAGAGTTAGTAGAATCAAAGGGTGAGGACAACTATAAAAGAGAAATCTTAAGGTTGTGTAAGACTAAAGGTGAAATGTCATACTACGAAGCCAAGCTTCAGTTTGATAATGATGTTTTGTTATCAGATATATATTATAATGAATTTATAGGATGTAAGATACATTCGAAGCATATAAAAGGATAAATAGTATTATGCTAAACGTACATGAAGTAATTGATCAAGTAAGGAAAGCTCGGACTAAAGAAAAGAAAGTTGAGCTTTTGAAGAAACACCAAAGCTGGGCTTTAAAAGACATCTTACGTGGCACGTTTGATACCTCCATTGAATGGAATCTCCCCGGAGGAGAACCACCATGGACTCCGTCCGAAGCTCATAGCGCACCTAGCAATCTACTCAAAGAACACAAGAATTTCGTATACTTCGTGAAAGGACTACGCGAATCAGAGAAGCTAACTCCTGTAAAACGCGAAAGTATATTCATCGGTTTGATAGAGGGTGTAGACCCTGACGACGCTAAGCTCGTCATTGATATGATAAACAAAGACAAACCACAAGGCATCACTCGACCAGTGATTGAGGAGGCTTTTCCAGGGTTACTGCAAGATTGATGCTCCAACCAACCGGAGACATAAATGCCAGCAATACAACTCGAAAGACTTAAAAATGATATCGCCCTCATTGAGGGTTACATTTCAAAGCTCGTAAAAAGAGGCGAAGGTGATCGAGTCAAAAAACTTATGAAGAAGAAAATCTTTATGGAAGAAAGGTTAGCTGCAGTCATTTAATTGTTTACAACTCCTCTGTTCTGTGATATAATATACTTATCAATGGAACAGAGGTTTTTACTATGAATTTGTTTATCTTACACGAGGATCCAGTTATTGCTGCTCAAATGCAGTGTGACAAACATATTCCAAAAATGGTTGTTGAGTCTGGTCAAATGTTATCCACGGCCCACCGCGTGTTGGATGGCATCCTTGATCGTCGACCATCAAAATCTGGCAAGACAAACGTACGGTACTGGGATCTATATCTTGGTCGTGACGACCTTGAAGGCGAGTTACTCCTTTACAAAGCTGTCCATGTAGGTCATCCATGTACACAATGGACCATGCGTACTAGTGCTAACTACGACTGGCACTACGAACATTTTATTGCACTTGCTCAAGAATATACATACAGGTATGGCAAAGATCATAAGACAGCCGTTGACCTTGGTGCAGCACTTTACAATAAGCCTGATAACATACCACCAGGGCCATTGACACCGTTTGAACTAGCAATGGGAGCAAACCCTGAATGTATGATAAAAGGCGACCCTGTACAATCATACCGACTATTTTATCAAACTAAACAAGAGCGTTTCAAAATGGTATGGACGAAACGCAACAGACCGGAGTGGTTTAATAATGTACACAGCAATGGATAGGTATAAAATCCTGCAACATGAAATCAAGTTACTTGAAGATAGGTTACGGCCAACAGACACTGGCAACCTGAACACCGCAATCGCCGTACTCCAATCGCGATGCAGAGAACTGGAAGATGAAATAAATGTCCGTTTACACGCTACAGGATAGTGACACCGGTGAAGAGTGGGAAGAGAACTGTAAGTTCGATGAACTAGCACAGCTGCTTGAAAATAATCCATCATACAGGCGAGTATGGAAACCTGTTGGATTTGTTTCTATACATGGCAGCGTTATGAGTAGAACCGATGGCGACTTTCGAGATCATCTAAAATCAATTAAAAAGAAATATCCTGGGAATACGATTGACAACTCATGAGTCAGAAAAATAACACTATGAAGGTCAAGGCTAACGACCTTTTTGAATTCGACCCTATGACAAAAAACCAAGAGCGTACTTTTAAGCTCTGGGAAGATGGCGAGAATTTAGTACTAGCTGGATCTGCCGGTACAGGCAAAACATTTGTTGCATTATATCTTGCTTTAGAAGAAATGCTCAATGAAGTTGAATACGATAAGATTATTATCGTACGTTCTGTAGTGGCAGTAAGAGAGATTGGTTTTCTACCGGGGAAATTAGAAGAGAAGACTGCAGTCTTTGAAACACCCTATAGAATGATATGCGATGAGCTATTTAATACTCCAACAGCCTATAATAAAATGATAAATAGTCATCAGATACAGTTTGAAACAACGTCATATATACGTGGTAAGACATTTGATCGAGCCATTATTGTCGTTGATGAAATGCAGAATCTAAACTTTCATGAGCTTGACTCTATCATGACTCGAGTTGGTGAACACTGCCGGATTATATTTGCCGGTGATTACCTTCAGTCTGATTTTAAGTCTGATGGTGAGAGAGATGGGCTAATGAAGTTCTTAAACATTATTGAAAGAATGAATCAATTCTCAGTAGTCCAATTTGGGTGGGACGATATTGTCCGCTCAGGCATTGTTCGTGATTATATCATGACCAAGGAGATGATGGGACTGAAGTAATGGATAACGACCGATTTAGCAAGGTTGATAAGTTTGGGATACAACTCTTAATTGGGTTCACATGTACTATTTTATTGCTTATTAGCTTGAACGTAGCTTTTGCAGGGCCAAACGATTGGCAAGAACCAAAACCAAAACCTGAAGCACGAGGACCGTATTGGGCTGAGAAACCAATCCAATGTGCAACACCTGAAGAAGTAATGGACCGTGTAGAAAACGACAACATGTTGCCATTGCTTGCCCTTACAGGTAATGCTAGAATCGCACAGGAAATGTTTGTGCTTCCGTACGGATTCTTCTATAATCCAGAAACCAGTTATTGGCTGTTCATTGAGTATCACAGCGAAGATGTTGCATGCATTATCGGTGTAGGTGATGTGGTTAATTTTGATGTAGGTGACAAATAGTTGTTTACTTTTGTGGAAAAGTATGGTATAATAGACTATACAATTGAAAAGGAATATGATAATGGAGTTTATCCATGAAAAAATCGATATGGGATATGATACGCTGGATCGAACAGACAGCCCAGACGGACGACGGTACCTTACGCTTGATGGGAATGCTTACCCTTCTGTCACTACTGTACTTTCTATCTTAAGTGAAGAGTCTATAGCCAAATGGCGTAAGCGTGTTGGTGAAGAAGAAGCCAATCGTATTGGTAGCCGTGCTGCTAAGCGTGGCACTGAAGTCCATTCTCTTATTGAGAAATACCTGCAAAACGATGCTGAGTGCCGCGAAGGTTTCTTACCTCATGTAGTTCAATCCTTAGAGAATCTACGGCCTTTATTGGATAAACATGTAACCAAAGTCTATGCCCAAGAAGTACCACTATATTCTGACCATTTGAAACTGGCCGGTACATGTGATGCTGTTGTTGAATGGGATGGTGTACCAACCATTGTTGATTGGAAGACCAGTCGTCGACCAAAGAAGAAAGCTAATATCGGTAATTACTTTATGCAACTGGCAGCCTATGCTGTTATGTGGGAAGAACGTACTGGTATGGCTATCCAACAAACACGTATCGTTATGGACGTGGATGACTTCCATCCAGTCATGTACAAAGAAACACGTGATGCTTGGATTGACCAGATGATTGAGACTCGTGATGAATACAATAGACGTAAGCTATTCCACTAATATTCTTTTCATAAAAAAGTGAGCAGAGTGAGCATTTTTGCTCACTTTTTTGTTTACAAATGATTAGAAATGGTGTATAATATATCTATAAAATGATGATGAGAGGAAAATATCATGTTAAAGTTAGTTAAAGTTTCTGAAGGTTTCTACAAAGCTTCAAATATTGTTTCAGACCATAATGCATTTATCGATACAGATATGCTTGGTGACTTTCGTGGTACTGTAGAGATCGAGACTGAAAATGGTTTTGATGCTAACGAGTCTACAGGCTTTCCTACTATTGAAGAAGCTGCTCGTTGGATCGAGTGCCGGGTTGGCGAAGCTGCAGTAGGTGGTACTCCAGTTATCATGTCTACTAACTTTGATGGTTCACCAATGATTGAGGAGGCAGCATAATGCAACTCCTAATTGGTCTTACAATCGGAATCTTGGTAGGATACCACCAGCCGGACGTAGTGCTGGATGTCTATGAATTTATGAGAGGATTAATAAGTGACAATATATCTTGATATGGATGGCGTGATCGCCGATTTCTTTGGTGGTCTTGAAGTAATATATGGTGTGGATCATTGGAAGTCTATCCAAGATCGTGAAATCAAATTCAAAGAACTTGCTAACACAGACTTCTTCTACACACTTCAAGACTTCCGCGAAGATCGTGGTCCAAAACGTACTGGTGCTAGTATTTCAGCAGAAATCATACGATTTGTCGACGATCTATCTAATGGTGACTGGGGTATTTGTTCTTCTCCACTACGTGGTGATACCAACAACTCAGCATATTGGAAACGGCGTTGGTTGGAAGATCGTAAGTTTGCACCACCTTTGGTTGAAAACATGATCTTTACCAGTAATAAGCATAAATATGCATACAACCCACTTACTCGTAAGCCAAACATCTTGGTTGACGATAAGCCTGAGAACATCACTAGGTTTAAGAAAGCCGGTGGTTTAGCTATACGCTATCAGGCTAATGAAGACGATCTTGAAGAATACTTATTCACTGAACTGGAGAAAGCATGGAATCTATCGGAACTATCTTGAATAAACGTTTTGAGTTCGAGGAATTGACTCGAGAATTTAATATGCCTGAGGGATCTGATATAGATACTATACATTGGTTTTTGGAGAATGGCCACAGGTCAAACTCGCTTCGTAATGGATTTGATAATGCTAAGGAAATAGCTATGTCCATTAAGGAGTATTACGATGGTACAGAAAACACTAGAGCCAGGGTCGATCTTTGAGAAACTGGATGCAGATGGCGATGGTATTATTACAGATGCAGAAATGTCAAGGGCAAAAGAGATAGCTGAATTTGACCATAAAGTTGCAATGCAAGCAAACGAAGATGCAAAAGAAGATCAGATTCGTAAAATGGCTTGGTTTGCTCTAGCAGGAATGCTACTCTATCCGAGTGGCATATTGATAACAGCTATG